AAATAGTTGAAGAAGCAAATAGTTTTAAATATAAAATGGCTCTTGAAGGATTGGCAATTATATCTGACGCTTCTGAATTGTATGCAAAAAAAGGAGAAAAACAAGCGCGTAACGCATTTAAAATTCAGAAGGCAGCTAACATTGCTTCGGCAACAATACAAACGTATCAATCGGCTGCGGGTGCTTATGCTTCACAATTTTTGCCGTTGCCTGACCCAAGTTCACCACTTCGAGGAAAAATAGCAGCAGGAATGGCAGTAGCAAGTGGTTTAGTTAGAGTTGGTAAAATTGCTTCACAAAAATTTGAAGGTGGCGGAAGCGCAGGGGGTGGAGACGGTGGCGGAGCGCCAACAATGTCAGCACCACAATTTAACGTTGTAGGGCAAAGCGGACTTAATCAATTAGCAAGTCTTAACCAACAACCGATACAAGCTTACGTTGTTTCAGGACAAGTAACTTCGCAACAGGCGTTAGACAGGAATAGATTAGAAAACGCAACTTTAGGCGGGTAGAAAATACAACAATTATTTTAACTTTTAATTATTTAGTTATGCGAATAGTAGAATTAATTATTGACGAAAAAGACGAAGACAGCGGAATTTCCGCAGTTTCAGTTGTAGAAAGTCCAGCAATAGAAAGCGACTTTTTAGCACTAAAAAAACACGAAATAGAATTAAAAGAAGTAGACGCAGAAAAGCGTATTTTAATGGGTGCGGCTTTAATTCCTAACAAACAAATTTATAGGAAAAACGACAAGAACGAAGAATACTATATTTACTTTTCAGAGGCAACAGTTAGAAAAGCAAGTGAATTATTTTTTATGAACAGCAACCAAAACAACGCAACGTTAGAACATAACGAAAAGTTAAACGGAATGTCAGTTGTTGAAAGTTGGATTGTAGAAGGCAAGAACGACAAAAGCACGAACTACGGATTTAATTTACCGCAAGGAACTTGGATGATTTCAATGAAGGTAAACAACGACGAAGTTTGGAACAAAGTTAAATTAGGCGAAGTAAAAGGATTTTCTATTGAAGGTTATTTTGCAGACAAATACGAAATGAGTTTAATTAATGAAGACGAAATTTTATTGGAAAAAATCAAAGAAATTATTTTAAATGGCGAAGCAAACTAACGTTAAAATTCATCTTAAAAAACCGAAAGTTAAACGTGCTGGAGTTCACGCAAAAACACGAAATAGTAAATTAAAGTCAAGTAAAAATTACGCAAAAACTTATACAAGACAAGGACGTTAAAATGGAAAACAAAAAGAAAAAAGACGCAGAAAAAAGCCGTACAAGTCCAAAAGGTGGCATACGCGGTTGTCTATGTAAAGACGGAAAAACATATAATAAAAAGTGTTGCGACGGAACATTAAAAGCGCAGGGAATAGGCGCAGTTTAATTTAAAAATACAACAAATAATAAACAATTAAATTATACATATATGAACACACTACAAAACGTTTACAACAAATTATCCGATAAAACGGAATTAGCAAAACACGAAGTTGAACTTGCAATTATTGACGAATTAGTTTCACTTACTAAAGTGGTTAATGATACAATAGGGGGGTTTAATAAAACAAACGAAATACTTATAAAGGAAGCAAGAATGGCAGTAACACAAGCCACTAACGCACAAAAAGAATTTCAAAAAGTAGACAAAATTTTAAGTTCTATGAAAAAACAATTTGCAGACCTTGGTTTAAATTATTTAGATAACGTAAACGTAAAAACAGCAGTAGCTTTAATTGATAAGGTTCGTGATATTAATCAAGCGGCAGGATATATTAAACAAATAATAAAATAGAAATATGAAAACAAGCGTAATTAATCAAATCAAAACTTTACTTGGAATGGAAGTAAAATTGGAAACAATGAAGTTAATGGACGGAATAACAATTTTTGAAGCAGATGCTTTTGAAATGGACAAAGAAGTTTTTATTGTAACTGAAGACGAACAAAAAATACCAGTTCCAATCGGAGAATATGAAATGGAAGACGGACGTATTTTAGTAGTAATTGAAGAAGGAATTATTTCTGAAGTAAAAGAAAAAGAAGAAGAAGTTGTTGAAGAAGCTCCAGAAGTAGAAGAAGAAGTTGAAGCAGAAGCAACACCAAGCGCAAAGAAGACAATTGAAAGTATTGTTAAAGAAACATTTTTTGCAGAAATAGAAAAATTAACACAAGAAAATATTGAGTTAAAAGCGAAATTAGAAACGTTGTCGAAAGTTGACGAAGTTACAAACGAGGTAACCGAACTTGCAGACATAGCGCCAATTTCATTTAACCCAGAAAACACGAATGAAGTAGAAACATTTGTTTACGGTTCTAAAAGACCAAAGACAATTATGGACACAATTTTAGAAAAAATAAACAATTAATATTAACAATTTAAAAACTTAACAAAATGCCATTTGGAACAAATCCAGTAATTACTACAACTTACGCAGGTGAGTTTGCGGGTAAGTATTTAGCAGCAGCTTTATTGTCTGCACCAACATTAGAGCAAGGCGGAGTAACTATACTTCCAAACGTTGCTTTCAAACAAGTTATGCAAAAAGTAGCAACGAATAACATCGTAGCAAACGCAACTTGTGACTTTACACCTTCAGGAGAGGTAACACTAACTGAAAGAGTATTAACAACAGAAGAATTTCAAGTAAACATTGAACTTTGCAAATTAGACTTGGCTCAATCTTGGCAGTCAGCAGAAATGGGTTATTCAGCGTTTAAAACGTTACCTAAATCTTTTGCAGATTTCTTAATTGCACACGTAGCAGCTAAAGTAGCAGCTAAAATTGAAACTACAATTTGGAACGGAACAAACGCAACAGCAGGAGAATTTGCAGGTTTTAAAACTTTGATGTTAGCAGACGGAGACGTTATTGACGTTGCATCACCTCAAACAGGAAGTAACTTAAACGCAGGTAACGTAATTACTCAAATTGGAAATTTAGTAGATGTTATTCCTGCAAGTCTTTACGGAAACGAAGGTTTAAGAATTTATGTATCTCAAAAAATTGCTAAATTGTACGTTCGTGCATTGGGTGGTTTTGGTGCTTCAGGTTTAGGAGCAAACGGAACAAACACACAGGGAACACAATGGTACACAAACGGAAGTCTTTCTTTTGACGGTATTCCAATCTTTATGGCTAACGGACTTGGAGCAGACAATATGATTGCAACAACAGTTGACAACCTTTATTTCGGTTGCGGTTTGTTAAATGACAATTCACTTGTTAAAACTATTGATATGTCAGACATTGACGGTTCAAACAATGTAAGAGTTATTTTACGTTACAACGCAGGTATTCAATACGGTATCGGTTCAGACGTAGTTCTTTACGGAGTATAACATTAAATAAAAAGCGGGGGTAACTCCGCTTTACATTATTCACATTAAAAAACAAAAACAAAATGGCTTGTTTATTAACACACGGTAGAGCTGAAGTTTGTAAAGAGTTTGTAGGCGGTATTAAGTCCATTTACTTTATTAACTACGGAGATTTAGGCGCAATTGCTTACGGAACTATTAATACTGATGCTTCAGACCAAATAAATACTATTGCAGGAACTATGAGTTTGTTTAAGTATGACTTAAAAGGCGCAAATTCTTTTGAGCAAACTGTAACAAGTTCAAGAGAAAACGGAACTACATTTGTAGAGCAAACTTTGACTTTTACAATTAAAGGTTTAGACGCGTCAACTACAAAGCAAATGAAACTTTTGGCTTGGGGAAGACCACACGTTGTAATTAAGACAAACGCTAACAATTTCTTTTTAGCAGGACTTAATAATGGTATGGACGTAACAACAGGACTTATTTCAAATGGTACTGCAATGGGCGACCTAAACGGTTATACTTTGACACTTGTTGGAATGGAACAAATTCCTGCAAACCACTTAAACGTTGCTTCACCTTTTGCTGACTCTGATTTAGTAGGTGCAACAAAAGTATTTACAGGTTTAACAACAGCTAATATAATTACTGTTTAAAACTTAAAAAATTTATTTTAAAAGCCGTTCTTCATAGTTCGGCTTTTTTTTTGTCTTAAAAAAAGAACAAAAAGACGAATTTTTAATTATATAAATATGATAGTCTTAACACCTTCAGCAAGTCCGCAGACGTTTAGTTTTATTCCACGAGATAACACGTTTAATGTTATGGAATTAACAGACGACCAAACAAACATAACGGTAGCGGTTGCAATTACTTCCAGTACGGTTGGAGACTACATAAACACGATTACAGCAACTTTTGGTTTAATAGAAGGACATTTTTACAATTTAGTTTTACGAGTAGGCACAAACATTATTTACAAAGACAGAATATTTTGCACGGCTCAAAGTTTAGTTACATTTTCGGTTAACAATAATCAATATGTTTCTAATTCAACATTAAATGAATTTATAGTATATGAATAATTTACACGTTTTAAATTTAAGCGCATACACAACGCCAACAATTCAAGAAGCAAACCGCGAAAATTGGGTTGAATATGGCGATGACAATAATTTTTATGCTTACCTTATAAACCGATTTACAAATTCAACAACGAATAACGCAATAATAAACAACATTGCAAGGTTGATATACGGAAAAGGTTTAAGTGCGTTAGACGCTTCTAAAAAGCCAAATGAGTACGCACAATTTATGGCGTTACTACATAAAGACGATATAAGAAAAATTGTTTTAGACAGAAAGTTATTAGGGCAATTTGCAGTTCAAGTTCATTATAACGACAAGCACGACAAAATATTAAAAGCGTATCATATTCCAGTTAATCTTTTACGAGCAGAAAAATGCGACAAAGAAGGAAAAATAAACGGTTACTATTATTCTGACGATTGGACAGACGTTAAAAAATATGCGCCCGTTCGTTATTCGTCTTTTGGAAGTAGCAAAGACAAAGTAGAAATATTATTTTCTAAACCTTATGCGGTTGGAATGAAATATTATAGTTATGTTGACTATCAAGGTTGT